CCCCCAAGCATAGAGAGAAAGATGGCTTTTTCTCTGTTGATTGTGAAAAGAGGTCCAGCGTAGTTAGGCAAGTTAAAAGAAGTACCAGTGGCCGTAGTAGCACCCATATGTCATTTCTCCTTTAAGGAATTTTTATCGACCAATGCCATACTTCTGGTTGATAAGAGCAATTTCGCTCCTAGCGTCTCCAGATTTAATGGCAGCATCAAGTTCTTGTGCAAGCTGCATCTGGGTTTGGGTTCCACCGAGATGTCCGGGGCCGCCACCGCCAGATTTTCCAGCCATAATATTTTGTGCATCCGGGTCGCTTTCTACGATCCGACGAATTGCTTCCTCGAATTTTGCGGCAGTACCCGGCTGAGAATCAGAGTACAAAAGTGTGGAGTCATTCTTCACTCCAGCATTAACAAATGCCTTAACCTCCGTCATTCCGCCGTCCTTGATCTGTACATCAAAGTGATCTTTAAACAGTCGGAACATCTCTCTTGGAGACCTCACGGTGTCTTTTGCAATAAACTGAGAAGACTCAAAAAGAGACTGAAGATGGCTATTGGTAAGAGAAGACGTAAGAAACTGATTTTCTTTTTTCAAGTTTTCCATCGACTCTTTTGTCTGAGCTTTGAAATTCTCCATCATTTTATCAAAAGCACTTTGGGCTTCGGCTTTCACCCTATCAATATCGGCTGTATGAGCAAACTCACCCTTTTTATAACTTTCCAAAACGGGAAGAGCTTCTTTCACTTTCTCTGCCCAAGAATTCACTTCTGCATCAAGAGTTCGACTGTCGGGTTTAACGCCGGACATTTCAAACAAAAGGTTGGCTAACTTGGAGGCTTCACTCTGAGATTTTTTAAGATTATCCAACTCTTGAGTTAGTTCGGGAACCTTGGTTCTGAGATGGGCTACATCCAGACCTTTTTCAACGGGCTTATCTTCCTCGCCTTTGTACACTTCTTGAACAATAACGTTTCCATTAGAGTCAAGTCTTGCGTACTTAACGCCTTCGATTTCAACAACGGGAATGTTTACTGCGCTCAGATTCTTTTTCATTGATTCGTCCTTTCCTGACTTGGTTTCCGCTCAGGTTACGGCTTGGTCGCCGCCGATATTGCGACAAAATTGGTTGGCTAGATGATCGGCAAAACAAAACGAGATTATGACTTATTCAATCTCTGTGGCATTATTACTAATACTATTAGAAGAGTCAAGAACTTTTTGTTTATCTTTTTCAGTATCTGCGCTTTCTGCTTTTTGCTTTTCTGCAATTTCGTTCATCAGCATATTATACAAGTCATCCGGAGAGTAAGTTACGGAGTGGAGCAATCCTCTTTTCATAATTTCTTCAATAACTATTTTTGTGGGAAGAGTTTTGCCAGCAGCTTCAAAAATCAGTCTAGCTTTTTCCGAATTGAAATCTGGGCTTATCTCTACATTCATAGATAGTTCGCATTTAGCTCCAAATAGCTCGGAGCATACTGTAGATGCAAAGTCTTTGAATCTTATCGCCCATGTTTGAGGATCGGAATATGTTTCTTGAGTATTCTGGACTCTTTCTGTAGCAGAAACTCTATTCCTTTTGTCAGAAAACATAGAATTAGAGAAGAAAGAAATGTTGGCTTCAATATCCTGAAGATCTTGTCTGCCTGCGCCGATAGCGGCTCCCGAAGTTTCTACTGCTTTGAGGTCTCCATGGTCATGAGTAGAGTGAACCAAAATATTGCACCCCAAAGGAATGTCAGGCGTATCTGCTGCCTGACCTTCCATAGAAAGTCTAAGATTTTCTGCAATAGGATCTGAAACAGCAGATTCAAAATCATTCCCAACGACCGTGAAACTGTTGTCCTCGGACTTTAAATGTCTGCCAAAATATGTAATCATTCTGGCATAATGCAGAATGTTCCTTTGGTCTGTCGTAGATTGAAAATGCAAAATATTGAGGTCAATCACATCCTGAAGAGCAAGGGAGATTGGCACTCCGTTGACTTCCTCCGTTGTAAAAAAGGAAAAGATAGTAAGGTATTTAGAATTAAGTTTAACAGGGCCTCTGACTAATTTAACGGTAGAATCCATACTTTTGCTCGTAGCATTATACTCTTCTTCAATGTGAAAAACGGAATATTCAGGGGTAGCATCGGGAGAAATATCAAGTCGATGTTCAAAAGAAATAACCCTCTTCACTTTTTGAAATTTATATTTACTTTCTGGGTGAGGTAAAAGAATCTCATCATAAACCCTAAAGAGGGCCGGAATCTTTTTGCCCTCATTGCGAACGTAAATAATGGGAGGAAGTACATTCTCAGGTTTTATGATAGACAGAAAGGGCCTCACTCCAAAAGACTTTTCAACGCCTGCCGTATAATCTTCCATTCTGCCATTTTTAGCATTGTAGTACATCTTCTTTCTAAATCTTCCTTCGCCAACTTCAATGACGTTTGGAGAAAATTCATTAACGAGAACATGAACTCCGCCATAAGGAATCGCGCTCTGCATACATGAAGCCAGAAATACATGAAGATTGTTTCCAGACATATCAATATCGTCAAGCATGTCCATTTGCGCCTGAGTAAGCTCTGTCCTATTATTGATTTTCAACATTTTAACTTCGTGCTTAAAAATTTCTCCCGAAATCCTAGAGCACGTTTTATTAAAGAACTGGTAGAGTTTAGCTCTTGAGACTCTATTTTGATACCCTGTGTCTGACTCACCCTCTTCTTGACGGATATAGTCTCTGCTATTTTCCTTCATAGCCTTAGTTCCGCCCATCAGATGTTTGACGGGCTTAATAAGACTCATGTATTGCTGATATTGTTCATTAACCTCAAGTATGCCAAATGGGTCTTTAACGTTGGGGAATAGCTTGGTATTGATATGGTTCGATTCCTGAAAAGCTCCAAACAAAGAAAAAGACGGTTGCGTATTAAACATTTTTAAACTCCTTGTGTATGAGTGCGCTTGGATGTATCTGCTATTCTACTCAAAACTTCATATCTAGTTTCTTCCCAAAGATGATCTTCTTGGTCTTGCATAATATCGTCTGGGTCTAATTCAGATCTAAGAAGACTAGGAATAATAGACCTCCAATGGTTGCAGTTGTCCATAATGAACAATCCGGGATGCTCCATAAATCCCTGTTCTGCCAACTTTAAAGAGTTTTCAAGTCTTTGTCTAATTAAAATGCTGCCAATAGCTCTGGAATGAGGATGTTTATTTGACTTAGAGAATTTAGCATACTTATATGCTTCGAGCATACTTGCTTGCAAAGTCTTCCCGTCATATTGTTCATCAAATATCTGGTTGTCGGCGGGCCCAGGAATAATCATACATCCCTTTATATGAGGCATTGAATAATCCTTCTTCCAGATCATCCTGCCCACCTGTTGAGGAGTACACCTTAATCCGGTATTTATCTCTCCATTTGTACCATACAATTCCCCTACCCTAAACATAGTGCCTCTTGGGAATGTAATGGTACGCTCTTTACCCATGAAATTTGGGATAGTCACGGACGTACCATCGGACTCAGCCCAATAGCCGAGAGAGAAAGGGTGAGAATAGCCCCAGTCGAAAGACCTGTTCACAACCCAGCTTTTAGGGATTTGGAAGGTGGGCAAGATGTGGAGTTTTGGCTCCCAAATATCTCCGACCATCGTACCAGACTCGATATCCCATCGGCCTTCAAGCCATGCTTTCTTTTTGTTGGGATCTTTGATGTTCTGAAGAGTGGATAGATAGTGCTCATCGTTTTCAATTAGAGTTTTGTTTTCAAAAACAGAGCTATCAATCCAAGTGCGAGCCTGATTGTTTTCAATTAAGGGTTTTGTTGGAGGTGTTGCGTCAATAAAATACCTTTTAATCCAAGAATGTCCTCTGCCATAAGGGTTTGTTGTAGCTCGAATGCGCTTAGGTATCCCCGGCACAGAAGTTCGGCAGCAAGTCTTCATTGCTTCATAACATTCGTCTGTTGGCCAGTTTGTCAACTCTTCGAATCCCTGCCAGGGTATTTCCCAACCGTGGTAGTTCCAGTAGTCGTTTGGATCATTGATAAATCGAAAGGATAATTCCTCTCCTTGAGGAAATGTCCAAGTTAATTCATTTTTATTAAACGTGCATCCGGGGAACATCCGAGGAAACAAGCGCATGGACTTTCTGATAACGTCTTTGAGCTGTGGGAAGGACTGTCTGAACAATACTCCAAGCCAGTTAGCACCATACCCTTTTCCTACATCTTTGGCGAAGTCAATCAGCAGGCACTCTGTCTTGCCAGACCCCCTTGCCCCAGACAATAAAACCTCATAAACAGGGCATGTTAGAAATAAAACCTGCGACCCCGGATGTGGAGTCCAGATAACCTCTCCTTTTGCTCCTTTTTTACTCATGATTCCTCCATATATTGCCAACCACCAAGAATTTACTTATCTTTTCAGCATATTGCAACTATAATAGAAGCTATTTTACAATTTATGTGTTTTACGTATTCATAAGTGTTTGTTTTATTTAAAAATAAAAGTATGTGACTTTTTAAATTATGTGTGTTAGTCTTTTTCAGATAAAAATAAACTCCATGATAAAGGATCTGTATGAAAGTCATTGATTTTAACAAGCTCAGTTCACACCAATTTAATA